AGTATGGACCATGACCACTAGTGGTGGTGGAGGCGGCGGATCATCTGCTATTAGTATTAGTAATAATTTACTAATTGAAGCTGGTGGTGGTGGTGGATCTGGTGGTGCTGGACTTTCAGGTACTAGTGGTTCAAGTGGCACTACTTCAGCAACTATTGGCATTGCAAATAATAGTAGTAATGGTTCTGCTGGAGCAGATACATGTAGTGGATATACAAACTCTGGTGCTGGTGGTGGTGGCGGTGGAAATCCTGGCGGATTCGGTGGTTTAAGCCCCTGTGCAGGAAATCACAGTGCAGGCGGCGGTGGCGCTGGTGGTGCAGGATATCGTAACAATACTTATGTTTCAACTGCCACTTTAGAAACAGCAACAACGAATGGTAGAATTATAATTACATATGCTACGCCTGTCGTTCAAAATGGTAATAATGGTTCTGCCTTACGGGGTGGTGCTGGTAGTGTCGGAACTTATACTGGAGGTGGTGGTGGTGGTGGATATTATGGCGGTGGTGGTGGTGGTGGAAATTCATTACCAGATGAATCTAGCGCGGGTGGTGGTGGAAGTGGATTTGTTTCAGCAGCAGTTTCTGGAACAACTTCTGGATTTATTTCTACAGTAAGTGGTGTAACTAGAGGAACTGCTGGTGATATCGGTCAAAATTCAAGAATAGTAATCAATTATTCTATAATTACTATTACAACACAACCATCTTTAAATGCAATTTATTCAGTCGGACAAACAGCAACCATGTCTGTGGTTGCTACGATTACTTCTGGTGTTATAACATATCAGTGGCAAAAGCAATCCATAGGAGGAAGTTGGGAAGATATTTTAGGAGCAACTTCTAGTACATATACAACCCCATCAATTACAATAAATGATGCATTTAACAAGTATAGATGTGTACTATCAAATCCTGTTGCCACCACAATTTATACCAATGAACTTATTTTAACTTTGTCTGATGTGGATATTACAATCACACCAGCAGTTTCTGGAAAAAATTCTTGGTCTTTTGTAAATGATGGTGTATTAATATTAGATCCAAGTAATGCTACAACATACACTATTACAGTAGTTAATCCAAATTTGGAAAAAATTCTTGCAAAAATGTGGGGTCAAGGTACTTGTAGTGCTCAAGGAGGGTATTCTAGAGGAACTATATTATCATCAAATGGAAATGTATATACAGTCAAATTAAACGCAGGTGGTGGTCAATTTGGAACTGGATATGGTGGACATGGTGAATGGCCTGGTGGTGGATATGCTGGTATTTTTAATGGCACTACTGTAAGTCAAGCAACTGCTCTTTTAATTGCTGGAGGTGCGGGCGGCGCTGGCGCTAATAATAATCAAGGTTGTAATCGTGCTGGTGGTAATGGTGGAGGTCTTAATGGTACTGCTGGAACAACAGCTACAGATTCTCAAATTGGATCTACTGGAGGCGGCGGCGGATCTCAAAGTGGAGGAGGTTCTGGTGGCGGGGCTGGCGGTCAGTCTGGAAGTGCTCTGCAGGGTGGTCGTGGCGGCGATGGTCAATTAAGTGGATATCCTAATGCTTCTGGCGGCGGTGGCGGCGGTGGCGGTTATTTTGGAGGCGGCGGTGGTGGCGGCGGTAATGACTTTGGACAAACAACTAGAGATTCTTCTGGAGGGGGAGGTGGATCTGGATTTGTTGCATCTTCTATCGTAACTGGTGTTACACAGGCATTTTACGATAGTCAAGAAAGTACTCAAGATCCTAATCGCGGAGGAGCTGGGGGCACTGGTGGAAGTTCTAGAGTGGTTTTAGACCAATTTTCAGAATACTATACCGATGCATCTGGCAGAATTTTAATACTTTCTGCAACAACTGGTAGAGATCCAAGAACATTAACTAAAACTAAAGGAAAAGTTGTACCAGGAACTAATAGATGTATTGATAATACAAGATGGCAACAATTTCGTTCATTGGGATTTACTCAAGATTACAGATTAACTGCAACTCTAGATGGAAGTACTGCTAAACTAATAACTGCTAGATCAAATAATATTAGAGCAATGATAAATTCTAATTATATTATACTGAAAGATAATTTAACTGATTGGCAGCAAGTCCCATATTACTATCCGCTCTATGCTCTTGCTTGGGATGAAACTAGTATTGATCCTGGGTATGGATTAGATTATTCTATTATTTCCTGGTCTACTAATTATAAATGGGGACTTTATGCTGAGTCTACTAATCCATATTTTGTTGAAACTGCAGTATACGGATTTGATTCCATTAATTTGTGGATTCTTCCACCAGGAATTCCTGATTTTCCTTGATTCTTTAGGTTGATTAATTTCAAATTTTATGCTATACTCTAAGCAGTCGCAATTAAAAAATGGCAAAACGTCCTTCACTCACTAGTAAAGTTGTAATTGAGTCCAAACCTAAGCGTACTCGTCAGGGTATGGGAAAAAATACTAAATATAGTGCAAGTTCACGAAACGTAGCACGTAAACGTTATAGAGGTCAAGGAAAGTAAGATGGCACGAAAGAAAAAATCAGATTCTGTAGTTGTAGAAACTTCATCCGCAGAACCAAGAACTTTTGGTTATATTGTAGGAAATAGACCAGAGGAACAAGAATTTCCAGAAGATTTACTGGAAAGTGAAGAAGTTGCTGTTGCAGCAGAATAATTTTTAAACCACAGATTAATCTGTGGTTTTTTTGTAAGGGATAGCAACCCCTTTAAAAGTTCTGTTTAACCTTTATGGAGAAAACAGATGGCAAAGTACCAAGTAGATCGTGATGTTGAGTTTATGAAACAAAATTGGGGCACAAATCGGTTAATTACCGATTATGTATCAGAAAATAAACAACAAATTAATCAACCACCTACAGATAGATATTCAAGACCTTGTGGAGGTAAAGGTGGTTTTGATGATTATGTTGAGAGATGGCATGAATAACCATAAATAAATAAAAATACTGGTATCAGATGGCCCTTAAACCATCAAGATCTTACAAGGACCTGAGTTTTACATTTTCAAAAAATCCTTTAACTAAAGATCTTGTACTTTTAAAAAATGATAATGCCATTAAACGTGCATTACTGAACCTTTTCTCCTTCAAAAGAGGAGAAAAGTTTTTTGATGGTCGTTTTGGAAGTGGAATACCAGATTTATTATTTGAAACTTTTGACTATGCTACTGCTGGTATGATTAAAGATGAAATTACAAAATTAATTAATACATATGAACCAAGAGTGAATGTCATTGATTTGATCGTAAATTTGAATGATGATGAAAATACATATGACATTCAAATAGAATATTCTATACCAGATACAAGTCCTCAAGCAAATACTATAAACTTGTCTCTTTCTTCTTCTTCAAAGTTATAATAAATGGCATTCACACAGGTCAGTTCACTAGATTACACAGATATTAAAATCGCTTTAAGGGAATACTTGAGGCGCAATACGGATTTTACTGACTATGATTTTGAAGCGTCAACTCTTTCTTCAATTCTTGATCTTTTAGCGTATAATACTTATTATACTGCCTTCAATACCACGATGGCAGTTAATGAAGCATTCCTAACTTCTGCTTCACTTAGAGACAATATTGTAAAAAGAGCAAAAGAACTTGGATATACTCCAAAATCAAAAACTTCTGCCAGTGCATATGTTCAATTAAAAGTAGATTTCTCTTCAGTTGCTGCTGTAGACGTAAATAATGTACCAAAATTTTTAACTTTAAAGAAAGGAAATTGTTTTATTTCTTCCGATCCAGAAAATTCGGCAGATACTTATCAATTTGCTATTTCTGAAGATATTGTTTCACCAGTAGTTAATAATATTTGCTATATTTCTAATGTAGATGGTACAACTAATTTAAAAGTAACTGAAGGAATTTACATTACTTATAAATTTACGGTTGACACTAGCATTCCAAATCAAAGATTTATTATTCCAACGGAAAGTATTGATACAAGTACATTAAATGTTAAAGTAAGAGAGAGTGCAACATCTGCTTTAACTTACAAATATACTGCATCTCAAAATATTTTAAATGTAACTTCTACTGATCTTGTGTTTTTTGTTCAAGAAGTTGATGATCTTCGTTATGAATTATTATTTGGAGATGGTGTTATTGGAAGAAAATTAGAAAATGGAGAGATCATTGAAGTGAGTTATCTTGTATCATCTGGAAAAAATGCAAATAATTTACAATCATTTGTATTTTCTGGAGAAATTTATGACGAAAATCTTAATAGACAATTAAATAATATAACTGCAACTTTAGTTTCTAAGAGTGAAGGTGGCACTGAAGTTGAAACAATTGAACAAATCAAATCAAATGCACCTAAATTTTACTCTTCTCAAAACAGAGCAGTAACTTTAGATGATTATAAAATTATTGTTAATCAATTATATTCTTCAATTTCCGATATTAATGTCTATGGTGGCGAAACTGAATCACCTCCTCAGTATGGAAGAGTCTTTATTGCTATCAAACCCAAGTATTCTGAAAAGTTAAGTGCCTCTACCAAGAGAGATATTAGAGAAAAATTAGTAAAATATACTGTTGCTTCAGTAACACCAGTACTCATAGATCCATCTATTACCCAAGTTCTTTTAAATTCTAGCATTTTTTATAATCCTGCATATACTAACTTGAGTTCTGAGCAAGTCAAAAATCTCGTAATTCAAAATTTAACTCAATACAAAGACACAAATAATCTTAGTAAGTTTGGTGGATCAATTAAAAAGAGTAAATTGAGTACAATTATTGATTCTACGGATGATTCTATCACTTCAAACAACACAAATTTACTACTTAGAAAAAAATTATTGCCAGTTTTAGAGACAAAAGCACAATATTTACTTTGCTACAACAATGAATTAGATTCAAAATGTAATAATGAGACTAATATTGTATCATCTTCGTTCAGAATTGCTAATTATCCAAATATTGATGTATATTTTGACAATATTAGCGATGGAACTATCAGAATATATACTATTGATTCCTTAACTTCTTCTAAAAAAATACTAATTGATAATGTGGGAACAATAGATTTTGTTTCTGGTCAAGTGAATATTAATTTAATTCAAATTACAGCTGGAAGTAACGACAATGATGAAATTTTTATTACAGTTACTCCTAAAAATCCAGACATTTATGCAGTAAGAGAGACTTATCTTGATCTTTCTTTGGATAATAGTACTTTCCAAATATTCACAGATATAAACTAAAATGAGTTTTAACAGATTAAATATCTCCGATTTAATTGAACAGCAACTTCCAGATTTTATATCTGAAGAATTTTCTGTTTTTGTCAAATTTTTTAGTGAATATTATAAATCCTTAGAGATCAAAGGTTCTACATTAGACATTTCAAACAATATTTTACAATATCTTGATCTTGATAGTCTAACCAAATCTAATTTAGTTAAATCTGCTGTACTTGATATTGATATCAATTCAACTACTTCAAGTATCAAACTTGATTCTTTGTATGGATTTGAAAAAACTAATGGAATAGTCAGTATTGATAATGAAATTATTTTTTATCAAGACGTAGATATCGCAACAAATACTCTTTTAAATTGCCAAAGAGGATATTCTGCCACTACTGAATTAAAACAAATTGGCACAACCGTTACTTCTAGCACTGCGGCGGCGCATACAAAAGGTGCTGTAGTAAATAATTTATCAAATTTATTCCTCTTTTCTATCATAAAAAATTATGAAGAACAGTATCTGGAAGGATTTCCATATACTCAAATTGATTCCGACATAGATGTAGTTACTTTAATCAAAAATATTAAAGATTTCTACGCATCAAAAGGAACTAGTTTATCAATTGAATTCCTATTTCGTTGTATTTTTGATGAAGAAATTATAGTAAAATATCCAAGAGATTATGTAATTAAGTCTTCGTATTCTGATTGGACTGTTGATGATATTATTAAAGTAGAATCAATCAGTGGAAATCCTTATGATCTGATTGGAAATGAAATTAAACAAACAGATGTATCTGGACAATCACAAATCAGTGCAATTGTTGACACAATTTTAGTCAATAATATTACTAATTACCCATCGGGAAATAAAGATATCTATGAAATTCGTTTAAATATTTTAAATAGGAGTAATTTTAAAGTTCCTTCATCAACTATTTTAAGAAGAGAATTATCATCTACTGACAATACTATTACAGTAGATAGTACAATTGGATTTCCTGAGACAAATGGGATTATTCAAATTAATGATGAAATTATTACTTATAGATATAAATCATTTAATCAATTTTTTGACTGTGTAAGAGGTTCGTATAATTCTTCAAGTGCTTCTCATGCAAATCTATCATTAGTCACGACTACAGAATATTTGTATGGATATTCTAGTGGTATTGATGATCCTATTAATCTTGTGAAGATGAGATTGATAGGAATTTTGTCATCTAGTACTATAGTTGATGGATCTTCTTACTACAATGATATTGATCCTGTTGAACTTTCAAAAGACGGAGTTTCTGATGCTAGATCACAATTTACTAGTTGGGTAATTAATGAAGATGGTAATTTATCCAGTAGTTCAAACACAGAAATTAATAATAATATCAAAAATTTATCTACAGAAGTAACTGCTGTTTATAAAACAGATAATTATGCTTATGTTGCCTCAACTGGACTTCCGAATTATCCAATTGGTCCCTTTAGAGGAATTTCACAAAATAATGTATCAAATCAATTTATATTAAAATCAATCCCATTAGATACAGAAAAGATTACTCAAACTCAACCAGTAGGAAATCGTGGAATAGGATTATTTGTAAATGGTGTTGAAGCTTTCAGTTGCCAAGATTTAAACTACGAAACTTTTGGTAATATTACTTCTGTTGATGTTATTAACAATGGATATGGATTTGAAGACAATATTCAACCAGTTTTTAGAATAAGCAATAATACTGGTTCTGGTGCAACATTTAGTGCTAATATTGCGAATGGGAAAATTTTATCAGTAAATGTTTTAACTGGAGGGTCTAATTATACATCAGATTCTGAAATAGAAATTGCTTATGGTTTTGATGCAACTGCTTCAGTT